AAACTTAACATCGATATCTTCAATGAGTGGATTACACGGGTTGATGATCTTTCCGATCTTCTTCAACCACCTCTTCTATGTGAAAGAGTAGTTTCCAAACAAACTGAGCCCGTGATACTAAACGATGTGCTAATTGAGCCGCCAAAAACCGAAGAAAAACCGCCTATTAAGATTCCTCTGACTAAATCTCAAAAGGCAGAAAAGGCTAAGCAGATTTTCGAAAAAGTGAAAGAAACCAAGCAAGCTTCTGGAACATTCACAACGAAAAAGCCTCAGAACTCAAAATCAAAACCCTCAAAACCACAACCGAAATATGTGATGGTGCAGCCAGTCACTCCTGTGGTAAAGAAGAAGGTTTTGAAATACGTCCCACTCAAGACTAATGAAGTGGACACTTCCCCAGCAGTTGGATGTCCAACTGCAGTGGGGATTATTTAGTCACCTTGTTTTGCTGGTCATGCCTTGGGTTCCGTTTTCCGTAATAACCCATCACCACCACTGCGTGAGGTCATGACCGTGAGCGCAAAATTTCACTTTAGTATTTTGACACTTGCTTAGATGTGTAGGGTTCAGTAGAAACTTCCCAGTTTGGTGGGAGTTTGATTTTTCATATCGTTAACTGAAACCACGCTTATGCTCAGCATCTACAACAAATGCCAAATAAAACAAAGAAAACAAAGAGAACCCTGCCCATTCGTGGGCTCAAACGGGCGGCACACAGTGAAAAGCTGTCAGATGTCGCAAAAGCTCTCAGAGTCCTCGGTGGACTTGGAGGTTCAAAGGTGGGCGGCTTTATCGGTGGCCCTCCTGGCGCTGAGTTTGGTCGTACCTTGGGAACAAGTGCTGGTGCATTTATTTCCAAACTCACCGGACATGGCGCTTATAAGCTGCTCAACGCAGAAAAGGTCAAAAGAAATTCTTTGATAAATAACACATCAGCCCCACGTTTTTCACTGGGCTCCGAAGGTGTCAGAATCTGTCACCGCGAATATCTCATGGACGTCAGTTCAACTGTTGATTTCGCTTACAATGTGTTTCCTATCAATCCTGGACAATCTAAAACCTTTCCATGGTTATGTAACATCGCAGAAAATTTTCAAGAATACATAATCAATGGGCTGCTTATTGAATTCAAATCCACCTCAGCACAGATTTACTCATCCACTAACACATCCATGGGTGTCATTGTAATGTCGTTTTCATACGATGCAATTCGACCACCATTCACCAACAAAGTGTTGCAGCTGAATGCGGATTGGGCTGTTGACATCAGACCTGATCTATCAACACTGGCCCCTATGGAATGTGCGAAAGGATCCAACCCTCTCACAGAGCTTTATGTGCGACCCGATAGTCTATCGACAGTCCCAGATATACACACTTATGACATGGCAAACTTTCAAATTTCC